TTATTGCCACTTTATACTCTTTATCAAAGTCTTTTTATTTCGTGAGTATCTATTACCTCTACTCTCATGCAGAGTCGCTGGGCGAAAGTTCCCCAGTTTATCCCTTTTCAACCCTAAAATCACTACATTTCTGTGCTTATCTTTATAAAAAACGACACTCAATTTCATCGTGTTCCTTGATAAGTCTTTGTCTAAGATGCATACCTTAACTTTGTCACGATAAAAAATCTCATAGAAAAAATCATAATTTTCAATTCTTGGTAAAACTTCACGAAAACTCTCGTTGCTATAAAACTCTTCTAACCTAAAGTTGCCTGTCTTTACTTGTTCTAACCAAGTACGTGCGTATAAACCTGTTTTTAACTTATGTATACCTAAAAGATGAAATAAATCTAACGTTTCAAATTTTACAATAAACTCTTCTAATCCTTTGTACCCAGTTATAAACAAACAAGAACGCCCATTAAAATTTAACTCATAATCCTCAACTATTTCTCTAATTTCCACAACAGTATTCTTTCTCAAAAATAAAAAGCACGGACCGGATCTATCCTCCGGTCGGGGCTAACGATTAGAGTTGACGGCTCTAATTCTCCATTGTGCTTCTTGGGCTTATCGCAGGAGAACAGTTCTTAAGCTCTGCCAAGCCATATAATGTGCTTCGATTATATGTCTGTGTTGCCACAGATAGAGAGCGGTTAGAAAGGAGGTGATGAACGGAATTTCATCTATTTTCTTAACCACGTACATTATTTCACAACTTATCATAACTTGTCAAGAAAAATCTTCGCAAACAAAAAACCCAGCAAACGCTGGGTTGAAAATGCTATTCTACATTGCCCCACACTTCTGTGGTCTGACCGTTCTTACGAACTTTAATCGGCATCCAACGACGAATACCTGTGCTGGCAGAAATCCAACTAATCCATACGAAGCCGTTATAATCGACACGGACGCGGTCATAAGTCACTGACTCTCCCCTGTAGTACATGCCTTGTGTACGACCGTTTAAGTTCGGCTCGTTGCGGAAATAGATGTTTTCTGTGGCTGTAAATACACCTACTTCCGCATATTCACGAGTGCCAGTATTCGCACTAACAGTTTTAGGTTGGGCAGTCGATACTTTAGGGGCAGGCTGTGGTGGTGTTACTGCTTTGCCTTGCAGTTGTAAGAGATAAGCTTGTACTTTGCCTTTAAAACCTTCCCAGTTGCCATTATCCAAGATACGGTGCGGGCAATACTTACCAGACCAATCTTGGTGTTTGCGGATACGGTCAATGCCCCATCCCATCTGATGTAAGATAATCGCTGCCAACTTAGCACCGTTATCCTCAGCTTTCGCATATTTAGGATGTCCAGGAGTCAGACTATAGCAAATCTCAATACCAATTGATCTACGATTGCCTGTACCATTTGTACCGTCTCCGCAATGCCAAGCGTTCCGATTGTGCGGGATGGCTTGGATAGCCTGCACGTCGTCCACGGCCCAGTGATAGGATACCTCGTTCCAGTTGCCGTTCATGTAGCTGATTTCAGCCAGCGCAGACGCATTGTTGGCGGTGTTGTGGACGGTCAACCATTGAGGGACCATAGCGTTTGGACACTTGATACCATACTTAGCAGCAGGTACAGGCATTTGAATCATTTTAAGACCTAGATTACTCATGTTCTACTCCTTTGCCGTCTAAATCATCCGTTTTCGGAAATTCGTGGTCAGCGATATTTTTTTGATAGAGTTTATCATCAAACTCAATAACTTCGTCGAATTGCAATTCCATTGTTAGTCCTCCTTTTCAAAATTAAATGCAATATTCCCCTCGCCTAAATCTGCTTTCATTTTTTCAGACTGGATAGTCCCAGTAGGAATTTTGCTGGTATCAAGGGTTTTAGGTTCGCTTCTAACTAATTTTTCAAGCGCAACAATCACATTAGCAAATATACTTGTATCCCCTTTTGCTTTTCCGTAGTTCTCGACTAAGCTCTTAAAGGTCAAAATGAGATAGCCAACGTAAATTGTATAGAGGAATGCCACACCCGTTTGCTCGGGCAACAAGACGGACATCGGAATCAATACAGTAAGTAAGATAATTCCCATCATCTTGCGAATCAGCCCATTGATGCCGATTTTAGACTTGTACTCAATATCAGGATTAATCATAGCGGCAAACGTACCTGACAGAAAATCAACAATTTCCATGATCACGATTAAGCTAAGCAAAAAGAGGACAAGACCGTCCTCTGTTGCGATGAGCTCACGTAGAAAATCAAACATCCCTGCAGGATGTTGCGGTGTTTTAAATAGCATCATAATATCACGCCTCCGCTCCTGCTGTTGGGTCTGTCCAGTCTGGATTTCCATTCTCATCAAATTGCATGATGTAGAACTCTTCGTTGAAAAGGTCTGCCACGTTGATGGTCGTAGTAGTCCCACCCCACTGGTTAAAGGCCCAAACAGTTTCAACTTCTACGAATTGACGACGGCCTTTGACAATACCCGGTCGACGTTGGACATCGCGGTACATGTAAAAATCATTTGTCGCATTTTTACAGCGAATAAATTCCCCGTTTTCCTTCATATACTGCAATGCAGTCGCAAGGTCAAATGGTTGTGTTGTTTCTTCCAAGTTAAGCAATGTGTTGTCTGTAGTTTGAGTCATGATTATTCTCCTTCTTATTCAATGATTTCTTCTGGTTTAGTGACTTCGTCCAGTTGCTGTGTGAGTTCCTTAATTTCTGTCTGCAGACTAGCGATAGTCTGCTGTGCGTCGGTTAGCTGTACAGCTAACAGATTCTTAGTGTTCTTCTCTTCTGCCAATTGATTGGCTAATTCTTGGCTTGTCAAAGCGAGTGCTTGATTCAGTTGTTCTTGGTTCAATGATTTACCTCCATGTGCTGTAAAAATTCCGAGCATAGTTACCGTTATTGTTTAGATTTTTGAAATTATCAAAAATATTATCCAAAATAGTCGCTAACGATCGTGAGTCAATATAGAAGTCTTTTGCTGACACCTTGCTTTGAGCAGCCGAATCTATCGGACGTAGCTCCTGATTTGCTACATCCATGTAAAAACCTTTAGTAGCCAACGGATATTGCTGGAACGTGATGCTGTAGGCATTTAAATCTACGATACTGTTTTTGGTCTTTGAGTTAAAAATACGCATCCCTGCAAACGTTTTGTCGTTTGGAGATGTATTGGTCTTGCTCGCGCCAAGTACCGTCGTAGAATGATAGCTTGTTGCGTCGTTGACAAATCGCAAGAAGTGAGTCGGATAGCCATCAGCTATGCGCTGTATAGAGGCTCCATCCGTCTTTAAGCTGATTTGTCCAGTTTGTAAATTAAATTCTGTCGCTCCATTCAACGCAGATAGTATCCCGCCAGCGATTTTACTAGCAGACATAGTTACTGCCTGTACGCTTGTGATAAAGGCACTTTGAGCAAATAACTGCTTAAACAAGGCTTCGTTTGCAATCATCTTATTGACAAAAGCTTGGTCAAACACAAGCTTACTACCATCTATCGAGTTGGTCGCAATTCTAGCAGCATTGAGCGTGCCTGTATTAATCTTGCCTGCGTCCAAATTGCCGATCATTGCGTTTTTGATAACCCCGTTATCAATCAAAGTCTGACCTGTGATATGCGTCAGTCGACCATCGATTCTATTGGCACCATTAGCCAGTAAATTGATTTGGTTAAGTACTGTACCAGCGCTAGTCAGATTTTTAATAGCGTACGAATTATTAAGCTGACTAACCTGTGTAGCTGTACCGCTAATCTTATCCTTGACCTCGGTCATGAACAAGCTGTCAGCCATGACCATGCGAGCTACTTTGTCTTTGATACTAGTTTCCGTTGAGCCGATGATACGCTCATAGAGCTGTGAGGTCTCCTGCACCCGCTGAAAATCCACTTGGTTAGCTTTGCTATCAACGGATGCTTGCATTGTCGCAAAACGGCCATCAACCGCGGTGCGGTATTCAGCGATTTTGGTATCTGTGGCGGATGATAGTTCTTCAAACCTCTGCGTCACACCTCTGGCATCTTCCTCGTACTTAGCTTTAGCTACGTAGCCGTCTGTGACTGCCGTACGCAGAGCAGCTACTTGCCTTGCTGTCTCGTCTCGACTAGCGGTAAAGTACTGACTAGCTCGCGTCCCTTCCGCGTTCTTGTAGGTTTCTAGGCTTTCTATTCGAGTATTGATTGCAGTCGCTGTCTGCTGAGCGTAGGTCTTAGCATCTACAGCTTTACCGTCTACTGTTTCAATCCGTCTAGATAGCTCCGCGCTGTTTTCAGACGCGTTGCGGATATACGTTCCAACCTCAGAGCGTAGCGTTTCAACTTTACCTTCGGTATCCTCAACAGCTGGACCTGTGTCCATTGGTTTGGTTCCCCGAGATAATTCAACTTTTCTAAAGGACACTGAGCCTATTTCGCTATAGCCTAAAATAATTCTCCGATGTCCAAAGTCAGAGTTTGGTTTAACTGTGCCAGTAACAGAGTATCTGACCCATTCAGATGTGGCAGATATTACATTTCTGCTGCCTCCTAAATGGGTTACAACCCCGTTGTAATTCGACAGTCCATTATCCCTAAGTTCCAACCAAAATTTCGGACTTCCTGAATTAGCTTTGACCTCGACAGATAATGTATAAGTTTCTCCGACTTCTAATTCTAAGAGAGCAGTCGAGTCCTTCTTTCCACCAAGTCTACCACCACTCTCCGAGTGAATTTGTAATTGGTGCCACGTATTAGTAGTAGTTGTGAGCGTATAGATACCGTTATCTGTACTTCTATCGGTATCTGAGGAATCACCTTGCGAATACTCCCACAAACCACGACTAAAATCGTAGTCCTCTGCATAGTTTCTAGCACCAACCCTCAGATTCTCGAACCGCTCCGTCACACCATCGATTCCACTCTGCAAGTCAGCAGTCTTTCGATTGATACTATCAATCTGTCCTGTCTGAGCATTGACGGTCTGCGTCAGAGACTCGTACTGGGTCCTCGTTTGGCTCAGAGTGTCTTCTACGGTCTTTGTCCGACTGGTAACACTAGCAATGTCGCCAGTGGCTTTAGAAACGGTTTTAGATAGCTCTGAGACGGTCATCTTAGTGCTATTAGTGGTGGTTTCGACACTTGCTACTCGATTGGTCAATTCCGTCTGTGTTTGCGCCTGAGCAAGTATAGTCTGCGCCTGAGACATAACATCTGTCCGAATTGTACCAATAGACCGCTCTAATTCGAGCGCTTTGGTATTAGCTTGACCAATGGATTGGTTGAATGCGTTTCGTACCCGCATTAAATCTGTTACAGTTTGTTCAGCTATTTCTTTAGTCGAAGCAGCCTTAGCTAATACATCTGCGATTTGACGGTCTTGGGCTTGCTGGGCAAGTTGATGTTGACGGTTCGATTCAGCGAGCTGTCCATCTATCTGTTGCTTGATATTATCTGCATAGGCTTCTGCTTCTGCTTTTGACTGCTCGATGCCATTATTGATTTCAGATTTGACTTTATTAATTTTTTCATCAAATTCCTTATCCTTATATTCCAGTTGTTGTTGGACTTCTGCTTCGATCTCAGTAGGCATTTGCTCGATGCGCTTGCCTAGAAATCCCTTATAAGTATACTGAGTATCATTCCCTGCTTTGCTATCTGCACTAATCTTGGATTTTAGACCGCCCTTGAAATTAAAAGATTGGGTCAGTACAGGGACTTTAAAAGTCTCGATTTTGTTTGTTTTTAACGTAACCCATTGTCCGACATCTAATTTTAGGTGTCCTTGCCAATCAAGCGAGTATGGGTAATATCTTATGTTTTTTAAATCATAATACAAATCATCTAAGATGTTCTGTATCATAAAGTTGTTTTCGAGCTCTAAAGAGCGACCGGTTCGTAAGCCGACCGTTAACGTCTCTTTGTCTTTCTTGCAAGTGATACCTGCAATCTGGTACATAAATTCGCTTTTAGTTAGACCGTGCAAAAAGTAATTATCAGCAGTAATTGTGATATTTGATTCAATCAACCCACGAATTTCCAATTTGCCTTTTCTATTGAAAAAAGCAGAAAAGCCAAGCAACTGAATCGCTTGACTTAGCACTTCTCTAAAAGTAATGTCCTTTTTATCCGCTTTTGATTGGATATGATGCTGAATCGCTCGGAAGCCTAAATCATCTGTTTCTAACTCTACTCCCGTCTTTACACAAATTTCGCGAATAACATCTCTAATCTGTGCCGGGTAAGTCAAGTCAGAAATATAAGGTTGATTGAGCTTGAACATTCCATCTATCAGATCTAATTCTGTGGTATTCCTGTTGCGGTCGATGTTAATATCGTTGACAAAATACTCGCCCATTGCAACCCACTCGAAGGAATCGCCAACTTTTAGTCCTATCTCTGGATAAACTTTATCCAATTTGTTAAAGCTAGTAATGATAGATGTAAAGGTCAATTTAGCCGAACCAGCAACTGTTCCGCCAGGTTTGAAAGTATCGCCGCTGATATATCCATAATTAAAACTGGCTTCTTTGATGTCGCTAGAAGTATAGGCGCCTGCACGAATAGCAAACACCCTATCTTTAGCTAACATAGCTTGGTTAAATGTTACCGTGTGAACCACCTTACCTCTCTATTAAACTAAATTTTAAACCGCTCCAGGGTTTGAGTTTTTCATCAAATGAATATGCTGGTGCTGTTCTGTCACCAACATAGAATGTTTTAGAGGTCTGCCCTAAGATAGGGTCCGGATAGGATACTTCAAAGAAAACAGGCTGAACAGCTGATTGTATCAACGCCATCTCAGCCTGTGTTAACATCCCCCACTCGCATTCTAATTTACGCTTGGTAGTAATCCTATCCCTGACCATGTCTCCGTTAGCATTTCGACCTGTCTCGCCATCTACATCATTGATAGCGACTTGAAAAGATTTAGGAGGTACTACTGTAACTCCATTGATAATCAATCGACTCATGTTTCCCTCCTAAATGTTTAATAACAGTTCGCCAGCTTGCGCCTGTGCTTTATTTATTTCATCAATCGCAAAGCGTCCGAATTCTCGGCTGCCGATATTGATGACGATGTCACCACTTGGCAATCCAGACGATTGCGGTAGACCTCCGCCCAAAGCATTAACAACTGCACCGCCGACAACTCGTCCCATTGTTTGCAGGAAGCCTGTATTTTCCAACGGCATAACTACCTCTTTACCAGCCTCCCCAATCATGGCAACGGTAGGGCTGTCCACAATCCCCCCACGAGCGAGCCGTGGAAGATTAACGTAGCCAATGCTACCTAGGCTAACGCCTGGAATGTTATTGATTAAACCAATAACACCGTTAATCATACCGATAAAGCCATTTACAGCGTTCTCAATAGTGGCAAACACACCATTCATCGCATAACGAAATGCACCAGAAACAGCAGTTGCTACAGCGCCACCAATGTTGCTGAACCAACTTACAATATTATCGTAGATGCCACGGAAGAATCCTACAACGTTGCTGAAAGCATTTGTAATACCATTCCATGCCTCAGAAAACTTCTGTCCAAACCATCTACCAACGTTAGAAAATATATTCTCAACATCTTTCCAACGGTCTCCGAACCATTTACCTAATCCTTGGAAGATACGGACGATCGCATCCCATCCAGCCTGTAATATTGCAACAATGGTATTCCAGACACCTTTCAAGAATGATAGAATGACATTCCAAACGAACATGAAAATAGACGACAGTAAATCCCACATTCCTTTTGCTACTTGAACAATGCCGTCCCAAGCCTTTTCCCAGTCGCCTGTAAATACACCGACCAGAAACTCGATGATACCGCCTAGGATTTTTAAAACAGCTCCTAAAACATCAAAAACAACATTCCACGCTTGCACGAACCATTCTGCAAGTGTTTGGAATATTGGAACAAGTACTGGTAATATGTTCGCAGCTATCCAATCAAAAAGGGGCAAGAGCCCCTCTTCCCATACAACTTTCAATAAATCTACTACTTGACCGAATGCGTATAAGAAATTATCAACAAAAGGCTGAATATGGTTATCGAACATATCAGAGAACGATTGTCCGATGCTATCTAATACCGGTTGGACGTCATTGTTCCAACTGTCTATCAGAGTGCCAAAGATAGAACTGAAGCCCTCAGTGAACGAATCAAAGAATGGCTTTAAGTGTTCATCATAAGTTGCATTTAAGCTGATAAAGGTATTCTTGAACAAGTCCTTGATAGACGCGAAGATAGGTTCTACAGCTGATAATAAGCCGATAAATGCCGTTGTAATACCTACTTGATTATCTACGGCTAGACGCTCCCAAAACGCCCAAAAATCTCGTTCAATCTTTCCTGTTATATCATCTATCCCCATCCGAATATAGATTAGTGAGGAGATAATGGCAGAACCGATATCGGTCGCTGCTACGCTTGTGATTGTATCGTAAAAAATTTGTCCAATAGCCTGAGCTAAATTTCCGATACTAGTAATAGTGTCGCCTTTTATCTCAAATTGTCTAATTAGCCAATTCTTTATATCGAGCTTCGTTTCTTTTAAGGATTTATCTAGACTTTCAGCGATAAAGACTGCAATGCCCATCACGACATTTGCGACAGCTCCCATCCCTTGTCCTAGAGCGTAGGATAATTTCTCGCCAAACCTTGCTGCTGCTTGCAAGACAGTTCCGTCCGCAAAGATGTCTTTTAGAGATTGCCGGATACCAACCAAAGCGTTTTTTAAACGGTCCAAGCTATCAGCTCTAAACGACATATTAAAGCCGTCTTTAAACAGGTCTTTTAATTTTGAGAGGTAATCAAAAAGAGGTTGTAGAGTCTTATCCCATCCGTCAAATATGGACTTAAACTGGTTGTCCATATCAGTCAATTCTATTTCTGGCAAGATGTCAGCTCCGCTTCCAGAGCCTCCACCTTTTCTGCCCTTTCCTCCTCCAGAACCATTGCCGGCTCCATCCGAGTCATCTTTGTTCAAGTTCAGGGTAGTGATTTCATCAAAACCAGCTAATCCCATCAGCTCTTTTGCTGCCTTCTTAGCTGATTTGGCGGCATCATCTAGATTATCAGCAGTGCCACCGGATGCGTCATCTACACCGTCCATGGCATCGCCTAGACCGCCTACTGCGTCATTTGCGTTTTGTGCGCCCTGAGCAAGGTTTCCAACTGCGCTATTCTTCACGTTGGCTTTTTTGCTAAACATCAAGCCGATAAACTCAGCAAGTTTAGCAGTAACATTCTTCAACACCATGGCGAGTGAATTTAGCACAGGCATCATAGCGTTGATAATCGGCAACATAGCATTACCGATGTTTAATGCTGCATCACTCAGCAATGATTTAAACAAGCTAATACGCCCGTTTACAGACTGCTGTAAGGTATTTCCGTACTTAGCTGTTGCTTGCTCCAAAATCGCCATCAAGCGGATTTGTTGCTGGGTGTTGTAGTCTAATTGTTGCCAAGATTGCCCATTCGCAAAACGCTTGAATGCGTTTGTGGACTCAATCATGGCCACATTAACGTTGATGCCTAAATCCTCAATACTTTCGGTATTCCCCAACAAGCCCGATCGGATACGTTCCATAACATCTGTCATGGTCCGTCCGCTACCTTGCGCAATAACAGCAGATGTCTGTAACATCTTACCTGTATAAGCGCTCAGCTTGTTAGAATCCTTGATGAAGTTGGAAAACAGGTTGGAATAGACCGCTCCATACTTAGTAGCCTCACCGACGCTCATGTTCATGGCATTGGCGTTGTCATTAATCCATTTTAAAAATGCTTGGGAACTTTCGCCCATCTGTCGTTTGATTTGATTGACCGAAGCACTGACTTCAAGAGCCATCTGCGTAGAATACATGCCAAGGTCTAACATTTTCTTGCCTAGATAAGCTAACGCGGTAATCTTGGCAAGTTTGCCCAAAGCAGCTGCCATGCCACCAGCTTGTTGACCTACACGCTCTCTAAGGCCTTTTGCCTTATTTTCAATTTTGTTTTGAGTCTGCTTCATCTGAGATTCCAATTGCTTCATCTTTTTTTGAAATGGAGCAATTTCGCCTTCGACAATAACTCTCAACTCTTCTAACGTAACAGCCATAGTTCCCCTCCTTTCCATGTTATCTCATTCGGAAGTTTTGAGCCTTCCTCTCATTCTCTCTGCGTAAGCTCTCATCTGCTCCTGATGGATTTTCAAATCTCGCTCAATGCGAGCTTGTTCAATCTGCGCCCTATCCTCTTCAAATAAAGTAGGATAGAACTCCCAAATGTCGGGTGCCTCACCTTTTTCCCGAAACATCAGAGAAACAAAGCGAGCTATCATTTGCGATTGAATAAAGTGATGAGAAGCTATTTCCTTCTGTCTCTGGAATTGCTGCCTGTTGTAACTCTCGACTAACTCTTTCAATTCCAAAAGAGTGTATTCCCAAAAAGAAAACGGGTCTATCCCTGCATCTAATGCTGTTGGATAAAACCCGTTAATCAATTCTGTGACCGAACAAGGACCAGAACCTACTCGACTGCTGTCAGCGTTGATTCCTTCTCTTCCTTGTTCTTCGGAATAAAACCCGATACTTCAAACAAAGGCATGATGATGTCTGCCATCAATTCTGTTTGTCCATAGCCCTCGTCGACATATTCATCGAATAAGTCATAGACGTCATCTAGCTTGATACCGTGATGGAACTTCTGCAAAGCCCCTTGTACAATTAGCAACATCACTTTGAGAGCAGGTAGGTTAAACCGTTCTCCTGGTTTCGGCATGAAAATTTTGAGCAAGTTAACGCCTAATTTTTCTTCAATATCACACACTTGACGGGTACTGAGTCGTAGTTTATAATCTGTACCTTTGACTGTCCAAGTGATGTATGGTTTACGTGTTGACATTTATACCTCCTTAAAGTACTACTGGGTCAGTGAATTCTAAATCTGACTGTAGAGCCAATTTCAATGTAAATTCGATTGCAGAGTTGACACCGCCACCGCCTAGCTTGACAGCAATCTGAGCTGAGAAGCGGACAGTAGTACCATCTGGATACTCTTGCTCAAAGTGACGGATAGCTTTTGAATCAGATAACTTACGCAAAGTACGATAACTAGAAGTTGTTTTGGAATTCTCGTACTTGAATTTATATTCCAATTCGCCAGCGTCGCCAATACCAAATTCATACTGCTTAATGGTATCCGCAAGGGTCGTATTCTCAACTTTCTCAGGGTCAATACCAAGTTCTGGAACTTCTTTCAAGCCCTCGATAACTGCATAGCCAGACCCCTTGGTCTCGCTCATTTTCAATTTAATTCCGTTTGCTAACATGTTTTATCCTTCCATTCTGTATTGGTAAACGATTCGGGAGTTTAGATCTAAAATCCCCTCAAATCGCATGACTTTGTGTCGTAAGTGCGTTGGGTCGGGCGTATCCACGCTGGATGTACGTTTTAGCCCGAGAGATGCAAAAATCGCATCAATCGCTACTGCTAATTCTGACGTACTATCATTGTGGAAAATATCGACCTTGTAGCGCAAATAGGACATCTGTTCTGTATCATCTGTAATCTCGTAAGGCTTGTTTTCCTCTTCTAAGTAGATGATAACCGGGAAATTCTCCCAATCTTTCGGATATGTATCTGTCACATTGTCCGCAACCTCTTTCAATTTCTTGTAAATGATGGGCTTAATATTTATCATTTGCTGACCTCTTCAATTAACTTACGTTTGACAAATCTATTGATGTTCTTCGTGACTCGCTCTTCATTATCCTTAAGGGCTGGATAAAGATAAGGTTGGGCGACTTGACCAAACATCTTGTAAAACTCACCGAGCTTTTGAAACCGATAAGGGCCGACATCAATCTGGGACTCATGGACATACCAAGGCGTACTGCGATAAGACACGTTGACATTTGGCGAAATACCTGCGTGGTTTGCAGCACCTTTGGGACCTGTACCGAATTCAACAAATCCACCATGGTCTGATGTGCTAACCACTTCAGCTCTCGGATTCCCAGACTTAGACATCCGAACCTTAATACCTATTCGCAAATCACCATTGTTGGCAGGAGCACGCAATTTAGCATCTGCTTGGACAACGTTCTTGGCAGCGTTGTGTACAGCTTTCGCCATAATTTCGGTCTGTCGTTGACTAGACAATCGTTTGAGCTTTGAGATTAACCTATCAGCGCCTATCAATTGCGACATTGTTCCAACTCCAAGACTTGATGGTTTGTGTATTGCTTGATGGATATGATTTTATGAGTCACTTTATCGCTGTTGATACAAAATCCGTCGCCTTCGCTGACAAGCGTTTCACGGTCTACCAAGCAATTCAAAATATATGCCACCCTCTGACCGTATATCTCAGCTTGTAAACGACCACTAGCAGGCCATATCTCAGCTTGTATCTCAGTAGCAACATCGCTGTAAGTAGTCTTTTTGATACCCTCATCACTCGTAACTATGACAGCTTTACGGATCAGATACGGTTTTAGTCGGTTTCGCTTCAAACGCACGACCTGCCACCCTTGCGAGTCTATGACTTCGGATACCGTTCAAAATAGTATCGGATAGCCCGTCTTTATAAGACACAGACACGCCCCCTTCGCTTCGTGATGTTTCGCCTTCGCTACCTTGACGGTTGTACAACTCGAGTGCTACTTCCAATTGCATTCCTTCAAGCGCTGGCGTAAGCTGACTTCGATTCGTCTCAGTCAAAATGATATTTTTAGCCCTCAAAAGCAAAGGCGAGAGGACTTTTGAGTCACTCTCGCCTGTCAAAGTTTTTAATTCTTCTAGCATATCCGCCCCCTATTTCGCAGGAGCTTCTGCTCCTTTGTTCTTGATTTCTTCGATGTATTCAGACAAATTCACATCTTGCAATTCAGCATTCTTCTTCATGCGTTCGTAGCGTTCCTTGGTCAGCTCAATCACATCATCTGCGCGACGCAAGATGACGAGTTCGTCATCGGTAAACTCTTTTAAAACTTTAAAGCGCATTTAGAACCTCCTAGACGATTTCTTTCCAGTTGTCTGAATCGCTGCCAGGAGCTGTTGAGGATGAATCTACTTTCTTAGTAGCTTCAAACAATTTACCTTCGTTCTGTACACGAGCACCAGCTTCATAAGTTGCACCAGAAACCCATTGCTCAGCACGGATGTTCAATTTACCTTGTGCGCTTGGCTTCGCTTCTGGTTTAGAGGTCGCAATAGAAATGATGTACTTCTGGTCAAAATCAAAGACAAATGCTCCAGTGTACAGCAATTGTTCTACCAACTCACCAAAGCGCCCTGGGATATTGTTATTGTACTTCGTTTCGTTGATTTGGATAGGCGAAACCACTACCCCGCCGATTGTCGCAACAGCTTGGACACCTTTAAGATATTTAGACGGCACTTTATAAACTGTAAATGTATCCAATTGACCGACATAACCTTTGTAAAGCACAGTTTGATTGGTGTCCCCTTGTGGAAGGTTGACAATTTCTGACTTGATTGCTTTATAAAACGCTGGTGTTACAAACAACAAGCGGTTTTCAACCACATCCAACTCATCCAATTTTTCGGATACATCCAAAACGGCTTGGTAAGAATTGTTAGCGTTTTTTGTGTTAGCTGGTACAACATTGTCGCTGACATTACCAAGCAGAGCATCGAAACGAAGATGATCTAGGTAAGGTGCAACGACTTCAGCAGCCTGACGAGCGACAACATACTTGACATTAACTTCACCGTTTGAATCACGTTCATCTAGACGGTCCACAAAACGACCCCAGTACTTTTCTTGGTCCAGAGTGTATGTGCGTTCTTCTGTTTGTGCATGGTCGAACTTATTGTCAGCGTTACGCTTGTAGTCTTTGAGTTCTGTTGTATCAGATTTTGTAACAATAAATGAGCGTCCGTTCATTTCTATCGCATCATTCGATAGCAAAAGTGGAGCAGAGTAAGATTTTTTAGCAACGACTTTCTCGATAATCCCTAAGAATTTTTCACGGGATGTTGCGGTGTTAATATCTTCAAATGGCATATTTTATTTTTTCCTTTCTTATTTCAAAAAATCACGTTCCCACTTTTCAACAGTTGGCTGTTCTTGTGGTGCTTTCTTCATCGGTGCACTTCCTTTGGTCTTATCAGCAACACCTTTCAAGACTGCTGCTTCCCAAATCTTTTGGATGGCATCGATTGAATCGCGTACACTGTCAGCGTCTGCGAGATTAACCACGTCTACTAACTCAATTGGTAAGCCACGTTCGCTTAAAATCGTCTTAGCTTCTGCAGTTAGCTCTCTGCGTGTGATTTCTGCTTCACGGTCAGCAAGGTCCTGTTCACGCTTGTCAAGCTGATATTTCTGCTTGTCTTCGGCGTTCATCTTGGCTAATTTCTTAGCTTCTGATTCAGCTTTTTCCTGTTCTGCCTTCCACTTAGCGAATTTCTTGTCAATGATGGCATCGACATCAGCATCAGTGTACTTCTTTTCGTCTTTCGGGTCTGTTGTGACTTGTTCAGGTTCAGTTGCTACCTGTTTGTCATCTTTGACCACTTCGACTGTTTGTGTTTCTTCGTTCATTGCGAACCTCCTATTTTTTTACAGACTATCCCTAGTCTTTATTCCATAGCTTTTACCGTCATCAATGCTTGGACCATAAAGAAAACTGGTCAATTTCGACCAGTTTAAAGTAATTTAGAGTAGTTTCAAGCAGTCTTTCCTGCTGTCAAGATGAGTGACCACCTCCTATTGAAAAAATTCTGCTGATGCAGACCAACCTGCAATATTGTCAAAGTAGAAAGCACCACTTTTTTCTTGATTTGTACTCTTTCCAAAGTAATCGAAAGCAACATATTCATCTGTCACATCCACATTACTTACATCTTGAAACAATAATGTTTCACCATTTTTCAAAAAGATAATAACTTGTTTTTCCATTTTTTCTCACTTTCTACTAAACCAAGACTTCTTGGACAGCTTGTCAGCTACTTTCTTTTCAAGATAATCAAATCTCGAATTCGTAGCCTGTGCATTGCGTTCGACGGTTGAACGTAGCTCGGCAATTTCATTTGCCTGTTCGGTGTTTTCATCAAGTAGATTTTTAATGATGTTCAATGCAATAACAACAGCTTCTTTAGTTCCCTGAACTTGTTCAATCAGTTCACGCTTTTTCTTGATTCGCTTATTCATAGCGACCTCCTTTTCAGAATTTATAATCTTTTAGTGACCTTACCACACTTTTTGCAATAATAAAAATCAATCTTATAATGCCCTAAATCTTTGAACCAAAAATCATGAACACATAAGAAAGTCTTGACGAACCATTTTTTTATTTTACTTAGTTGGTACATACTCCCTCCCATTTTTGAGCATAAGAAAAGCACTCGATTGCTCGAATGCTTATTTAAATAATTAGTCTGCCTTCTGCAAATGCTATTTTTGCTTCAGCTAACGTCATTCTATTCGGACCGCCGTCAATGTTTGTTTCACCAGTGTTTTCCCAATTGCATTCGCACACATCAAATAACATGACATTCCGTCCACAAACAGGACAGTGAATATATTCTTCTCCATCAATCAGGAAAATCTCGTTTGTAGTTTTCACGATAATACTCCTCTCCGTCATCTGGTTTTAACATTGTGTTCAATCGCGCCTGATTATTTTTGTTTCGCTGACCTATTACGATAATGTTCTCAGCTTTATCATAGCGAACTCTACGTCCACCCTCGGTCTCATAACCCAAAATATTTTCATAAATAGGACTAGCGATGAGTTCCGATGCAAGCTTTTGATACTCTTCTTTAGTCAAGCTTGGAAACTCGGCCTGATGTTTCTCAAAATGACCATTAAAAGACTTCTCAGACGGGAATTTCGCTTTTATCCATCTAGCTTGGTCCTGTAACTGTCCATATCCCTCTTTATCATTATACTTCAAATCAATATAGTCTTCAAGCGATTTAGGGGCTTTATCTCCAAGAATTGACTTATATTTCTCGTACTGGTTATTGGCACGTTCGATCTTCCAAATGTCCAAGTTATCCGTCTTGTATTTTGGTTTGACATACTTCTCATACCAGTCTTTATACGTCATATTGGCAGGGACTTGAATAGTTTTGCCTGTCACTGGGTCTCTGGCGCTTCTGGTTGCTTTGGCTAACCATTCTGAATCGTCTGATGCTATTGTATCCGACCGACACCAAGGATGCATAGGAGGATAGTTCTTGCCAGTTATCCGTTCGCTAACTTTGTAGATTTTACCATCATGCTCTCGACAGATACTTGACGTTCTCAGATCTAATGTTGCGAGAAAACGATAATATTCCACATCTGCTTCTTCATAAGCCTTCGCTTCCATTTCTGCATGGAAATAACTCGTTTCTGTTCGAATCAACCGTCGAGCATTTTGACTCCCTTTTCCGAATTGAGCCTCAATGACTTCTGCGGTCTCGTGAGCTGATCGACCCGTTAACAGACTGACAGCCAATTGCTTTTGTAGTTCATTTGCTAAGGCTTGAGTATTGTCCCAAATTCTCTCTGAATAATTCGCTCCTAGCCATGGAGTTTGCTGGATGGCTCTGATTTCCTCTGGGTCAATCTTGTTAAATGCAAACGCCACGCCTGATTGCTGCTGTAGGTCGAAAATCGAATGGTAATAAGCATCTGGAATAAACTCATCATAGAAGGCTCTAGAAGCCTCGTTTTCAGCTTTGTACAGTTGAGCTTGTAAATTATCCGCCTCACGTTGCAAAGCCTCGTATCGCTCAATTCTGGAAGCGTAGGGAGCCGAATCAAGTAAGATAAGCAACTGCCGTATTTCTTCACTATCGGTTGTGTTTTGTAAAGCTGATCTTAACTCCCGAATATCAGATAAATTCTTGACATTAGCCAGTACCCTAGCGGCTTCATCTTCCGTCAGTCCGTGGTCTCTGCGGTAACTTTCAAAGATTTGGTCAATTTTGGATGTGATATGCCTACTTGCTAGCTTGTGGATTTCGTCGAGTTGCTTTGCGGTTTGCTCTGCCTTGTCCATTTCTTGAACCATTCGCTGAGCTTTCCGCTTCTCCCAATACTTCTGATTGTCCATCTGTCACACTCTCTTCATAAGGCAAATTCTGGCTAAATGCAGGTTCTTCTTGCGCAGCCTCTTTTTCTTTTTCAAGCGCCTCAATCTCTGCATCTGGGTCTTCCACAAACGGCAAGAGCGAAATAAGTTGGCGTAGACTAACCTTGTCTTTGAGATTGCTGATGATTTGGGAAAGTTCCAACAAATTCTTTGGCAAACCACGGCTAAACTGCGGAATAATCGCCTTAGCATTTTCGTAAATCTGAGACCAGTTGTAATAATTCGCAAAAATCTGTATGCGTTTGTGTAAAGATTTGATATAGTATCGTTCTTTGGTCTTGGTAATCATTTCAAGACCCAAAAGCTTAAATTCCATAGCTCAATTTTGTTATCGTAGTGGCTCTTTATCCTCTACTTCTTATGGTTTCCCATAAGTTCAGACTATCTCTTCACCCCAATGGGGCGCTGGATTTCGTGGGCGTTTCTGCATATAAAAAAGACGGGGGACACCGTCTTTTAAACTTAGCTTACTCCACCTAGTCGTTAAACCTTACTGACATTTCTGCCAGCAGTGGTAATTGATTAGCTTCGATAATACGTTACTATCCTTCCTTTTTCATCTCTCACGATAATTTTGTCGCTCATGTCAACACCTTTGCTAAATTGCCTCAAATCATATTTTTTATAATTAAGCAAAATATCATCTATCGTATCATCATTAACCACTAAATCATCTCGTTTTATAGATTGATAGTATCGATAAACCAATGTCGCAAAAGAAATATCGTGTTCTTTTGATAACTTTTTCAGGTAATCCTTTAAAATATAACCTTTATAAAAAACATTATCTGAACGATTTCTTTTATTTTTATGTTCGGTGACCCATCTACAATTTTCAGGAGAATAATCCTTATTATTATCTATTCGATCGAGTTGCAGTCCGAATTCTGCGCCATTTTCAATAGCCCAATTTCTAAAACTTGCAACATTCCCGAACTCCTCTGAAACACCTATCCCACGTTTACCATACCACTTGTACGCCCAATGTTTTTCATCATAACATCTAGCTAACATGGAATAATACACTTGATTAAGGTGCTTATGCATTTTATCTTTTATCATTGGTTCTCTCCTAACAATTTATATTCTTATTATATCACAAAAGATTATAAATTACTAGGTATTATCGTTTTGCGCCTTCCAATTTTAACCCAGTTTATTACCTTGAAATTACTCTCAAGGAGGGCAACTATTTCACCCCTGATGTATTTCCTGCGAAATTCTCATCTGAGAGATTGGGGACGTGACTAAAAGTGTAAATATCCTCTTTCAGCGCCTTACGAAGCACTTCGACCGTAGCCTCATCCAAGACATTCTTCAAGAACTCAGCACTTGCGTCTTTTGGTAACTCCAACAAGCCTTCTTCACGCAGTATCTCCATCGCTGCTTTTGCTTCTTCCGGTGTATCCGCCAGCGCTGCGCCATATAATACCAAAATAGACTCAATAGCTTGTTCCTTGTCGTTCACACGGTTGCCCATCAGTGAGTTATACGCATCTATCAAGCTAATCTGTTGCTCATAATCCCCGACCATATAGCGATTGTTTCGGTATTCAATAATAGGCAGGGCTCCAAGATTATGCGGAACACCCTCTTCTGACTCTTTCTTCTGCTCACGTAAAGACATGCTATATTGCAGGTTCTCTGTCAATACCTGAGCTCGATAATACGTCTCTTCCGTCACATCGTCCTTCGTTTGATAATAATAGACCGCAAACAAAGGTTTCTGTTCAATCGAATCATCATAAACAATAAACGTATTCTCAGGTTCTAGACTGCGAGTTACCAGCTCATTTTCATCCTCTTTGACATAGATATACTCATAAGACCTGCCGTAGATTGCCATGTTCAAAGCGTTGTCTGAGTCTGTCGAATCAACATCTGCATTATCAAATGCTTTTAGCAATTCCTCGATGTCTATATCATCCGTCTTGGGATAGCGTATAGCATTGCCCATAAAGTAACCTGTGGCGGTATCCGCAATATCCTTGGCATGATTGGCAACCGTCTTAAAATTTGGCAGGTTGCTTCTGCGTGTGTGTTTTTCGATTGCGTGCTTACCCAAGTAGTAATCTTTTAACTTTTTGAGTTTATTACTGGTCTGGGCATGCTTCAGAATCAATTTGTAAATGATATCTTTATCCAAATTCTGCTCATTGTACAATGAGCGACTATAGACTAATGTTTCTTCCATTTTGCTCCTTTCTACAAGCCGTAAAGCGATTTGCGTTTGACTTTGGCTTTAGTTCTAATTTTGTCATTAATTGCTTCAACTACGCCTGTCAGTGCATCTGCAGCATCATCATGAGCGTTCTTACCTTCTCTTTGATAACTCATAAGGTTTTGATATAATTCTGACCAACGATGTCTCCAGTTTTCAGGGAAATAGATATGCTCTATTGCCCAGGTCGTATTTGTCAAAATTCTTGCTTGTTTATTTTGAGACTGATGAAACCAATTAAAAACTGTATATCGGTTTTGGTAGCTATCTTGCGTCAAACGTTCAACGTTTCTAGCGAATCCGCGACCGCCATTATTACTTTCGATGTCACATGTATTGACTTGCCACTCTGCTAGTTTTTGAGCTAGCAAAGGCTCTGTCACTTCCATCGGTTCCTTTGTAAAAACAACGTCCAAGATATACGCTTCATTGTCCATAGTGATGCCGTAGATATAACTAGCTAGATAGTCCTTGCCTGTATCTGCCGTATCAGTGTAAGCACTAATACGCTTAAATGTCGGCTTGTCAACATAGGTTTTAAATCCACTGTACAACCTGCCCTTGATGTCAATAGGTTCTTGCTGGTAGTTCGCAGACGCAATATCAGCTCCCATAGTCTTAGTCTTTTGAAGATAAGCTTGTTTACTCAATACTTCGTCACAAAGCATCGTATCCGTCGCTTCGTCGTAAGCTTTCATGCTAATGTGCTTGACTTTGTAATCAGACTTAGGAAGTTCAATCAGCGCCTTACCTGCCAAATCTTGCGAATGCCAACGTGTCATGATAATAATGATTTTTCCGCCCTCTTCAAGACGTGAAAGCATCGTGTTCGTGAACCACTCCCAATGTTTTTCTAAAACGGTTGCGTTGTTAGCTTCTTCTGCATTCTTGATAAGATCGTCAACGATAATAATGTCAGCACCGAAACCAGTCGCTGTACCTGTTGGACTTGTAGCCAAGTAGTTATTATAGCCGCCTTCCAAACTCCACAAATTCATAGCTGCATCACCATATTTTATATGTGTATCTGGAAAAATGTCGTTAAACACAACAACATCTTCATCTGCCTTCGTTTCCTGAATAGCATTTCTGACATTTTTCGAAAATACAGTTGATAACGTTTCGTTGTACGAACCAGTCATTATCTTTTTATCGTTGTCATTTCCAAGCAACCACTGAACGAACATGCCTGCCGTCCTTGATTTTCCGTGTCTGGGTGGTTCGTTGATAACCAACACATTATGCTCGTCGTCGCTTAAAAAGCCTTGCAAGTCATTGCAAAGCTCAACCAAGTATTTTCGAGATGGTTTGTAAAAGTCGCTTGCCATCAAATGACAATAGTAAAAGAAATCGCGACGAGCTAACTCAAAACGCGCTTGTTGCCTGATTGCTGTTCTATCCATCATCAATCAACTTCCTTAACTCATCCGTTGTCAAGTCGGCAAATGGGTTGATTTGGTTGATATTGACTTCACCATCATGTGTCACTGCTTGTTTTGTTTTAAAATCGTTGTCACGACGTTCTAAGTACCATTTTGACAAGTCTATATCCCCATCTTCAATCGCTTTCGATATATTAAGTTTAGCTCGTGTTTTAACACGTTGCTTAAGTAGCTCTTTTCGGTCAAAAAAATCAGGATTTTTATCGCAATAATCATAAAGTGTAGGTTTACTGATATCGGCATAAAGACAAGCTTCTTCGTCGCTTAAACCTCTTAAAAATGCTTCCTCTAATTTCTTTACTGTTCCTTGCGTCATCTTGGTTGGTCTACCACGCTTTGTTTTCGCCAATATCATCACCTCCAATCAAAAATAAAAAGCCACACGATTGTGTGACTAATGCATATTAGGTCTTGGTCCGATATGCGATTGACCAGACCTCCGAGTCAAGGTCCCCGTAGGATTCACTTACTCTTAAACGGGAACAACAGGATTCGAACCTGCATATTAAGCAACCATGCTTCAAAAGGAATCAAACCTTATTCGCAAGACTTCCCCTCTTGCGACTCTACCAATTGAGCTATGTTCCCAATTTAGATACCGAGTTCGATTTTCTAAGGAGACTGGCAGTCAATTGACAATGACTGAAATGTTAACGTTTATCTCTTCTCGGTATCTTGACAATACTATTTTAACATCTCGAAAAACGAATAATCTATACAAAAACTTTTGATTTCTTGGTCAAAACTCTAATTTTGAACTAACAAACTTCCGCTTCTATATTGTTCCGCAAACGATAATAGTGCATCGTTGAGTTCGATATAGAAACTAGCTTCTGATAAATACAAGTCATTGTATATCTCAAAGTCGTACCGTTTGCCAGCGTATAGATACTTCTCGTACAGTATCCGTCGATGTGTTGGATTGAGTAGATTATTGATCGCATATTCAATCGCTTCAAGCTCCGCTTCCGCATCTACTCGATTGATTGCCAAGCGTTCCACAGGCCTGCTAGGATTGCCATTAGCTTGTCTTGGTTCGAAAGTGTACACTGCAGTAACTTTCTGTCCATCTACATCGTTCGCTACTCTACGCCAGCGAGGGTACTCTTTCAGTTTTCGTTTTGCATTAGCTTTCGTTTTTTCGAAGTCAACTTCTGGAAAAAAAGTCATCTGCTCATACCTTTCTGTGATATAATATTATTAGAGTTAATTACATCACAGTCAGTACAAGCGTGCTGGCTTTTTTATTTTTCCCACGGCTGCCGCTGATGGCTATAATACGGATACACCAGCCGAATTTTCCCTCTCGGAGCTAGCACCCTAGGCTCATAAGGCTTGACTTGCTCGTACAGCTCGTCTATTTTATCCAACATGCGCTGTCGCGGTGGTCGTCCGTCTAGCCATTTGTAGACAGATGGAGCCGTCACACCCATCTCGGTCGCAAATTGATCCCTCGTCCATCCTGTCTTTTGTAGGATGTATTTGATTTTATCTGCTGTTGTCATTCCAAGTCCTCCAACGCTACCCATCTGAATTGTGGGTATTTTTTAGCCTCTTCTTGGGTGCATTTGTAGGCATTCTGTTTGACGAACTCGCTAAAATAAGACTGCCTAATTATAAACCGTTCGTCGACATACTCAAAAGTACCCCTTTTACTTGTTAGTAACACGCCTAGTTTTTCGTTAGTCATTTCGTTCAACCTCCGACACATCCAACACATCGCCGACATCCACTTGCTCGTAGTAGTCTTCCGTTACCGAATATGTTTCTGTTCTTTCTTCGCCTTTATAGCTCCCTTTTATCTTTATGTTCCATGTTCTGGGATGGTAAATTGGTACAAGAACTTTGCCAGAATAACCAAAAGTTGTGTATGCTTTTCTTTCATATTTTTCAATAACTTCGCCTTTTTCTAACTTATGGCAGGCGACCAGAAACAGCACAGAAATAAACAGCAAAAATTTTCCTAAATATCTCATTAACTTTGCCCCTCCAACAATTCCGGGTTTTGATGCGCATTTCCGATGATTTCGAGTTCGTCCCATGTGCAGGTTGATATCAAATAAAAATCATGGCTTTCATTGTCATAAAATATCCACGCAAGATTATCTTGTGAGTAAACTATCTCGTAAACTTCTGGCTCAAATTCGTTGAGCTCGTCATAGACGACTACCACATCCCCCTCGAAAATCTCCTTGCCGTTCTTATCAAACAGCCCTGTGGATTGCATGATGATTACATTGTCTAAAGGTAATTCAAAAGGCTCTTCTCCCGTTCGAGAAAGGTCCTTAGCTAGACCATCAAGCCCAATATATACATCATGTCTCCATGCATGAGATATCTTATCCCACGCCCTAAACTTCGGTATCATTTTCTGCCTCCTAATATATAATCTACTAAATCTTTATTTTGATAGATGTTGCCGATGACTTTGCCCATACCGTAATCACCATAAACGAACCTTTCATATCCGTTGTCGAGAACCAAAGCTAGTGTGTCTTCGTCAAATTTTATAATGCCATAGTTGTCCTCATCTTGGTCTGGGTAATATAAAATATCCCCAGCATACACCTCGACTTGCCCAGTCGAATCCATCTTACCTGTGGATTGCATGAATTTCCAACGTTCATCAGATAGACATTCATTCAGACTTTCATATCCACAATCTTGCCATGAGAAGAAAATATCATTAACCATATCTTCATCAAAAGTATCCCACGCCCTAAACTTCGGTACTACCATTCTTCTCCTCTTTCTACACGTTCAATCAAACAATCGCCGCAATACCCCGTTTGAAAGATACTGCTATAGTCCGATGTGCCCTCTTTGTACTTGCACCCACATTCTTCGCAGGTCTCAATTTTCGGTATCATTTCCTACCTCCTTCGTAAAATAGCCAACTAGCGCCTAATCCAAACATTATCTTCTGAGCAAGCGTCATCTCGTTGATGATGTTAGGGGCAACCGAATAAAATATCAGTATAAATCCGACAGACCTCAATAATTGTTTCATCACTCCACCTCCGCAGCCATACTTTGCCAAAAATCAGCTTTTGCCAAACAATAATTTTTGTATCCAGCGGCAATTTCGTCCGAGAGTAAAAAATCAGTTGTAACAGCGTTGTCGCATTTTTTGCAGGAGCCGTAGATATGGCTAATTTCGACAAAATCTCTACAATAATGACAAACGTATACTTTAATCATCGCCCACCTCTTTCGCAAACTGCCACGCCCACTCAAAATCCTGTTTGATTTCGGATTCGGTGAGTTGGGCATGAGGTTGGTTTTTCCAATTTTGACTAACATGGAGAAACCAGTTGTTCAAAAAGATTTTTCCTCCTTCGTCTCGCGATAGATAGATTATCGGTTCGGTAGTTCTGTTAGGATTCGGTATCTCGACAGTATACAACTGCTCCTTTTCAATCTCGTAGCCGTCGTACCAAGCAACGACAAAGTCACGTTGGTTATCTAATATCCAATCATTCACTGTAGATGGGATTATTCGCTCATTTTCTGCTGCGTTCAAAACTTTTAACAAGGTGTGTGCGTGTCGATATTCTTTTAACCACTCCGCCACAAACTTCGGCACCACAACCTTCTGCGGTTCGTCGATTTGGTCTATAACTTGCATAACATCGGCAAGTTTTAAATCATCAGGTCTAGTGTTCATTTTAGCGAACGCTATATTATGTAATTTTTGTTTCGCTTCCTGTTTATTCATCTGTTTCCTCCTACCCCACAAACATCTTATTTAGATTTGTCTGTTTTACTTGTTTTAATAATTCTATGGTTGCCTCTTCCTTAGCTTCCATCTTCTTAATCACATCCAAATGCTTCACAATTTCCGCTTGTTTCTCTAAGTCCGTATGGATTTTCAGTTTCATCTCGTTCAGGGTATCAATCTGGATATTCAGCCCCGTCTGGATAGCGTGGAAGAAGGCATCAGCTTGGAAAGAAATTATGTGATAGAGATACTTAGGCAACACCTTGTCGTTTGCAGTGACGACCGCATACTTTGCAGGCACTTCCGCCTCCTCAGCGTGATAAAGCACTTGCCCTCTTGTCGCGCTAATTTGTATCAAGGTACAGCCAGCAGGATAGACCTTACCACTCGACCGTTCTATGCTTGCTAGTTCTGTAATTTTGACTAATTTCGTTACCATAATGTTAATTGCTCGCTTTCTTCTTGGATTAACTTGGAAAGACTAGGTTTGTCCACATACTCACGCATTAACTCTTGTTCTACTTCCAGCTCCGCCTGCTTAGTCGGAGTCGGCTCTGTCGCCACCAGTTGCCCAAACAATCTCGCAAACTCTCGCTCCGTTTCAGCAATTTCCCTGTCAATCTCTATCAACTCCCTCAAGATGACCCCTAAGGGTTGGACTTCTTCAGGGATGAAAGTATCAACATAGCGGGGAATATTCAAGTTGAAACCATTCTCGACAAGCTCCTCCCAGTCAGTTAGGTAAGAAAAACGCTCTGTTGTCATTCTCAAGGACACCACCGAAGCAATCTTCTTGATATGCTCCAGATCCAAAGTGTTCTGCGCCTTGCCCTTGGTAAATTCATCCTTGGCATCCACGAAGAACACATCTTTCTGGCTCCGCCCTTTCCTCAAGAGCAAAATCGCAACTGGGATACCTGTATTCAGAAACAGGTTGGGTGCTAGACCGATAACGCTTTCGATTATTCCATGTTCCAACAACTGCTGGCGAATTGCTCCCTCGCTGTTTGCACGGAAGAGAACACCATGCGGAAGGATGAGCGACATACTGCCGCCGTCCTCAAGCTGATGAAAACCGTGCAAGAGAAAAGCAAAGTCAGCCTTGGTTTTGGGTGCTAGCCCAAAGAGGTCAAACCGTTCATCACTGACTGGCGTCCATGCCATCGAGTAAGGCGGGTTTGAGATAACCACATGAACCTTCCTGTCGCTTGGGCTATCTATCTGACTGATAACTCCATTTTTTATAGCATAGACAGCAAACTGTTCCCGTGTCAGACTATCGCCGTGGATAATCTCAGCGTCAATCTTGCGAATGGCTAAGTTAATCAGCAGAAACGGGATAACCCTCGCCGAAAATTCCTCACACCTCACAAACTCCACATCTGGATGATAGTTCAGATATTGGATGGTCAGGCTTCCTGTCCCCGCACAGATGTCCGCTAGACTCTTGCCACCTCTGGACACCCTTGCCAGCAATTCCGCCACACCATCAGGCGTGTAGTCCTGTTTCAACTTTTTACGATCAGCTCCTTCTTCCTGAAAGAAGTCACGAAACTGGTCCAGTTGCCTATCGCCATAGATGGTAGCGATACGATCGAGCAGGTCAGACTGTTCAGAACTAAACAGCTTTTCCATAAGTGTCTGCGGTACTTCAAAAACCTCTTTGACACCACATATTTCTAAGATAGCTTCTCTAATCAACTCCCCCGTCCTTTCAAATACTCAGGCATCTCCTGCCCGATTTCGATTTCTTCGTACTGTTCCTTAGTCACCAGAAACTTACCGTACGGCTTGACCTCGATGTAGTAATGGCCGTCAAACACGTCTTTAGATGAGACTTTGCCGAACATTTCTGTGCCGGTATTGTCAACCTGGTAAATAATCACCGGCTGTTGTTCGTGTTTAGCAATTTTATAACCTATCTGGTAAACCATATAGAGTATCGTCATAACAGCAAGCAATACTAGATTTAAACTTACTGTGAATTTTACTGTTTCTTTCACTCAACTTCCTCCACTTCAATTTCAACTCTGTATTTATCTTTCAATCCGCTCAGACCACCATATTCGAATGTCATAAACTTAATCACCTCATGACTGTCATCTGTCCAGATACCAGCATCTGTCATACCGTCAACCAAGGCTTTCACAGTCGGATAAAAGTTCGGTGGGTCCATCCGTCTTTTAGTCGGTGCGTATATCGTCACCACAAGCCCACAGGGACGATTTTTTGTGTGGGTGACATATTTACCCTTGGGAACATTTAAACGCCCAATTTGGCGAAGATAGGCAGTAATTTTCGCCTTCCGTGCCCAGTTCATTCTGTCATTAGCATTTAACATCTCTTTTTTGCGCTTAGTGTTAGACAAAATAAATTCAAATTTCAACTAATCGCCTCGCTTTCATCTCGTTTGTTCTCTTGATGTAAGTTGACGACTTGTAAAAGTGTATCGTCGACACCTTCACACCGAATTGTTCAGCTAATTCTTTCGCGGTGCCAATTGCTAGTAACTTGTCGCCTTTGTAGAGAGCGTACTCTTTTTCGTGAGCTACCATATTCTCAAAAATCTAGCGACTGCCTTTGTGTGAGTTTGGCTAAATACGGGCAGCCGCTATCGTCCAACTGTCAACTGATTGTTTACAATTGACACGCTTTCTAGTTCGCAGTTTTACAAGGATGCCCGGCTTGTTATTCATTACGTGTATTTCCAAATATAGCCGTGGGCTTTTTTTCTTTTGCCTCCTGCACAAGCAGAAATACAACTAGGTGATTTTCCTAAAAAATTCGACGCTTCTGCAATTGAAGAAAAAATATGTAATAATTCACCCTCTATCGAATACATGGAAACAGATCTAGGTTTGACTACTCCGACCTTGAAAACTCTTTTGTTTCGATTTCCGTAATTACAGTTTTCGTTTGCAGTTGCCCAAGCCAAATTTGTTAATCTATTGTTCAGCGGATTTTCGTCTAAATGGTTAACTTGTGGTTTGTTTTCTGGGTTTGGGAGAAATGTAATAGCGACAAGGCGATGTACGGCAAATGTCTTAAGCTTACCGAACTGGCTCAAAGTCACAAATAAGTACCCTCCTTTATTGCACGGTTTGAGTATTCTTTCTTTAATTTTCTGTCTTACCCCTCTATTAATAATTTCTCTCGACACAGACTTCACTCTACCCAGATTAGACACTTGGTAACTACCTTCATAGCCAATAACATCTTTCCAGATTTCCTTAGACATCTTCTGCATCCTCCATAAACATATCTAACATGAACTCAATCAAATCATTAGCAAATACAGACAACAAACAAGCATGGGCCTCAAAGAATGTATTTGCTTTCTGCTCGTCAAAGTCACGATTGATAACAATCGAGATGAGATTATCCCACTGCATAAGTTGTTCTGATTGTCCTTTTTCTTTGAACGCTAGGTGGATATGATTGATAAGTTCTTGATTTTTAGCCATAATAAAAACACTCCTTTTGTGCATCTTGAAAAGAAGTGTCTTGCATGATATAATATTTCATGCAGAAACACTTTCTGTAGCGATAGTACATAACTCTTAGGTCGCCAAACTGTGGGAGTTATGTGCTATTTTGTTTATTTAAGGTCGTCAATCGCTTTTCTAATAACTTCCGAGGTAGTAAGGTTATTCTTCTGAGAATAGTCTTTTATTTTTTGACTTTGCTCATCATTAAACCTTATCGTAACACGTAAATTCTTAGGGTCTTGTGTTGGACGTCCTATTTTTTTTACATCAGACAAATTCATCACTCCTTTCGTCTGACAAAACTATATTATACTTTTGTCGGACATTAGTCAAGTGTTTTTATTAAATTTTCAAAGGACATTTTTACTACGGCTATTTAACTGCTATACACCAAGCTTTTTAGCTAGGTCATTCAATTTAGTTTCATCATTTTTGTTAGGCATTGTCTGCCATTTTTTTATTGTACTCATTTCTTTTTTCTCCTCAATCAAAATATCTTGCCTTAATTCTTTCAATCTGTTCATATCACAACTCCAACAATTCACTAATCGACGCGATGCGATTCAACTTTTTCCTGCTTCGGCAATAATCACATTTTCCGCATTTAGTCGGTCCGACTTTTCCAATTGCCACATCCCATACATGACCGACACGCTCTGAAACGTATTCTAAGCCCTCTGAGAGCGTTTCTTCGTCTAGACCTAGTATTTCCTTATCCGGTTCGTTTTCTTTGCTTACAGCCACAATTAGAGGCCTATATGAACGTCCTGTCATTTGTTTCAATAATTCTTGGTAAACAGCAGTTTGAACATGGTAATGATAATTGATAATGTTTGCGATTGCTCCAGGCACTTTCCTCCTTAGTTCCTGACACCATTCTTCACCGTAGATGGTCTTCATCGTTTTTAAATCAACCATGTATCCTCTTGTGTGGTTGATGGAGTCGATTTTGCCCTTAAACGGTACGCCAGCAATTGTGCCAGTGACAATCATCTCTTTTTCTACTCGGTCTTTTTTTCGACCGCGCCGACCGTGATAAAGAACATTAAAGAGTTCATCGGTTTCTAGCGTTGCGATAACCTTATCTGCTAATTTGTAGTCAGCTAGCAAGCCATACGGCTTACGACTGGAAAATAAATCCGACTTATGCTCTTCTAAAAATTTCTGATGAGCTTCTGCACTCTCAAAATAGCTGTGAACATAGTTGCCGAAAATCAAGGGCTTCTGGTCACGTTCGTCAATCCATTTGCCAGAATCGAGCGCCAAGGCTTTCGCCTCGCACTCAAGATACTGTTTAAAGCGTGATACCGACATGTAGTCTTTGTCATCATAGTAATTATCTTGCGTTAGGGTCTTCATACTTCAAGTCCAGCTCCCCATTGTCTTTTAGCTCACTTACCTCTTCCAAAATTTCGCCTGTTTCAACATCAACAGACATCAAGTCATCAAGCAACTGTTGGTCTGCATTGACTGGTTCGGCTACTTTGATTTCATCGGATTGATTAAAGTTCAAATCATCATTATCAGCAGATATTGCTTCTTGCATTTCTGTAGATAACGGCGCATAAGTTGACAGAATGCTTTTTAGAACTGTTTTTCTTGCCATAGCGTCAAAATTATCCACCCAAGGCCCATAACCTAATTTGTACGATTGGCTATACCTTTGAGCATGTTCTTTAATTTGTTCAAGAGTCCAAAAGATTCGTTTTTCAAATCCGTTTGAGAGTCTGAAATATGCAAAGTAACCTGCAATGCCCTCATTTTCGTTTTTCTTATAGCCTTTAATGTAATCCAATTCCTCCGTGACTTCATCGAAGGATTTAAATTGTCCTTCATAAATTGGCCCTGCATTCAGTTTTGTTATTTGACCACTTCTCATAGCTAATTGGATTAAACCTTTGTAACCCAATTGGAATTGAGCTTCAACAATTTGTTTCTTGCGATTGTTAAAAGGAACCACATAAGCAAAGCCGAGACTTGGCTCAATTGGCAAATTTAAAGATACAGCTTTGAGAGCAGCAGTCAAAATAGAACTGCTGTCAGCTTTGGATAGCATCTCGTTATCGCGCAAAATCGAAAGCATTGTCGTGGCGAATTGATTCGAACGTTTTCCAACGACCTCTTGCAAGCGATGTTGTACCGCCTCTGATTTAAAAAAGTTATTGTGCTGTGTCATTAATTGATTTGTTGTCATCTTCTTCTCCTAGATTTCCATATCTATTTTTTTATTAGTGTTATTCTTTAGAGTTTTCAAATCCTTTTCATAGTCCTGGATTAACTGTAAATTCTTATCGATAAATCTTTCTGCTATCTGAGTGAGCAATTCTTGTGTTGAAATACCTCTTAATTCAGCTAACAGACTGATGTACTCTTTTTGTTTCTTGGAGACTTCTGCTCTCAAGAAAGACTTGCCTTTGTTTTGATTAAAACTCATTTTGGTTTGTTTCCTTCTTTCGCTACTCACAGCCCATGGCTACATTGTCTTTCCATTCGTCATAGGCGCTATCCTCGTCTTCGTCTATCTCCCAGATGTCAACTGGTGGTTCTGGCGGTGTGTTTAACCATGTATCATAATCAAACATCAGAACTCCACCTTTCCGCCGATTTCAGACCAACTGGCCCACTCATCCAGTTTTTTCTGGATAATATGGTGTTTCTGTTGTAACAACAGCCCTCTGACCTCGTCGCCTATCTGACCATATTTTTCTTCGTGGTCAGCAATCATTTTTAATTTTTCTTGCATCGTCCCTCCTAAAACGGTAATTCTCGTCTGCTTTGCGCATTATCTGGATACTTAAAGATATTGTTCATCGCACCTTTCATAATTCGGCTAACAAGTGAGCGGTCATATACCTTCTGCATCTGCTCCCCTGTCAGGTTGGTGTTGATGATGGTTGTATCACGTTCATCCAAAATCTGATAGAGGATATTCTGCTTCCAGTCATTCGCTTCCTTGGCTTGTCTGCCAAATGTCGATTCCTTACCAAGATCGTCCAGGAAGAGATAGTCGGCTTTTGTGAGCATGTCAATCATCTGCTGGGCACTAGTCCCGTCTTTGTAGCCAAACCCCTCTTGGATTCGTTGAAACATTTTTGGCACGGAGATGAACAACACGCTCTTCGGTTCAGAGATTGACCGCCAATCTATATTTAGCTTCCTAGCGATACTGATAGACAGATGGCTCTTGCCGATACCGGGCTTACCTTGGATAATAGCGTTCCCTTTGCCATGGTGCTTAAAGTAAAATTCATTCAACCTCAGAGCAAACTGTTTCGCTTCTTCCTCGATTCGATTTGTAATTGTGTAGGTCTTGTAAGATGCGTCTTTCAACTCTTTTGGTATCATGCTCTTCTTAGTGAATATGTCGTACGAACTAGCCCATGTCTCGGCTTCCAAGGCTTGCCCTACCTCTCTAATCTGTTGCTCGTTCATCTTCTCCCTGGTGCATTCAGGGCAACAAGTGATATACCGTGGTACTGTTTCATTCTTGACCATGACCTTGTTCTTTGTTCGCCATAGATAGACCTGGTGTTTCAAGCACATCTCATCTATCACATCATGGACTTCTTCGATTTTCATTCAAAATCCTTTCAGTTTTTGGTATAATTCAGTCAATCCACAAAGGAAGGAGGGGATTGAATGAAAGTGATTCCTAAATTACTCGAGATGTACAAAACAGTCGAAGTTGAAATGAAAACTGGTTCTGGATACTTGGTTAAGAGTCAGACTGGAACTTCTGATTTCTACATCGCAAGCGAGCTTTCGGAGTACCACAATCAATACGTAAACGAGTCAATTGTTTATATCAATCAAGATGACATTTCATCTGCTCGTGGTGTCGTCGATACTTTGTTCGTTGATAGCGACGTCTAAGTTATCGACTAATCTCTTTGAAGTGGTGTAAACACCCCAGCCATAGTCCGTTAAAGCTTTATCAACATTCTTTCCAAACAATGATTCAACAGCTGAAACGGATTTTTTTAGTGTCTTAATAATTTCTTGTTCTTTCATTTCTACCTCCTAGTATGGTGCAGGGTAATTTGGGTCTGGTGCATCAGTCTCTTTCCTTGTCCAACTCTTCTTAGCAAATAAGTAATCCTGTATCGCTGTGACGGTTTCCAAATTGTTATAGACATACCAGTCTAGACAGCACCTCTCCACCCAGCGAATTGTTTTCTTGTTTCGCAATGTTGCTTCTGAGATAGCAAAGTCAATAATCTCAAATGGGTAATCCCCTAACATCTTTGTAACAGTTTCAAGTTCAATTGGTGTTAAATCTTTTCCCCAATTTTGTCTAATGGTATAGACAATTTTTTTCAAGGGATTTTGCTCGCTAGTATTATTATTTATATTATTTAATTCAGTATTATTTAATTCAGTATTATTAGGGTAAAAATTTTTTACCTCCGTAGGTAAAGATTTTTTACTTATGGGGTAAAGATTTTTTACCTCGTTAGATAAAGTATTTTTACTAACAACATACTTAATCAAGTAAAGTTTACTAGCTTGGTTGAAAGTTTTTTTCTCTTCTAAGAGCCCAAAATCAATCAGTTCTTTCTTTGTTTTAATCGCAGTGGGTTTAGAAATCCCTAGAATTTCTTGTATCGCCTCGACAGTTAGAAAATGATAAACTCTTCCGTCACCATCTATATAGTTGTTTTTAATGGACAACTTATGTCTATCAATCGCAATCATGTATAATAATTTGGCATAGCCAGAAAGTTCTCTGTACTTTTCCCCGTGGAAGAAATTTTTGGGCATTTGATAGAATTGCGCCATCTCAAAATCGTCAACAGTAAAGTATTTAGATTCCATTTGAATATACACCCTCTATCGCTATGTTGTTGATACGCTCTAAATATTCCTGTTTAGCAATTTTATTGATTGCTGTTACATAGCTAACTCCAACTTTGATTCTTTTTCTGCGATTAGTTTTTGTTATGCAGTCGACTATAATGAAACTATCTCCCTCGTAGTCGTTATTAAATTCTGCTTGTTTAAATCTACAAAATATAGTGTTTCGATAGTCTATTTCAATAGCAATGTAATCGTTGTAATTTACAGTAATACAATATCCGACAGGTCCTTGTTCGAAACAAGCTGTAAATGCCGGCTTAAACTCACTTAATCTTGCTCTCAAATTCTTCCCTCAACTTTCTAATGTTTCCAATCGCTTATCATAGGAACGGATATACCACTCTTTCAGCTCTGCATATAGTTCCTGTGCCATTTCGTATTCCTCTTCGGTCAAGTCTCTGTTATTGGATTTGCCGAAAACATTCAAGACCAGAGAGCGAACAGAATTGTGAATCTGTCCAAATGTTAACGTGTAGTAGCTGGTTTCATCTATCACTTCGTTATGCCGAGGTTTGTTGGTGTAAATAAAGCCAACAGGGTTGACGGACTTCACTCGCCAATTTTGGCTCAATCTCGCTACGATTTCAGGATACTTCTGGTTGATTTCCAGTAACTCGCTACCCTCAAAAGCTACAGAACTAAACAATCCTTGTGGTGTGATTGGCTTGTGTTCCATGCGTGCCTTGATAAGCGCTTCTAATTCTTCTTCGGTTAATGTGTATGTTTTTGCCATCTGATTGCCTCCTAGTTATAGCGTTTGCCTGCAAGCTGTATATAAGCCCCGTAGTGCTCGTTTTCAATAGGTCTGGTATATTTACCCTCAGAAACATTTTTCGGCTTGCTATGGAGCTGAAAAGTGCCTAAACCAACGCCAAACCATAGAATGAGGTTCAGAGGTATCAAAACGGCAATCAATATCAATGCTTGTTCCATTGTTAATGTTAGTTCTTCCATGATGTGTCCTTTCGATTTCAAGGTACACAAAAAGCGTACCTGTTGTTTTTAGGGTTGCTGAAAACAGGTACGCTATGATATAATCAAAACGTGCCTATTTTCGTATGAATATGGGTGCGTTGTTCGACTCAGCGTGAACGGTTTGGCGATTGTTCACACGCTGGGTCTTTTTTTACCCTTTTAGCTTCTGATATACTAATTTAATACCCTCAGACAGAATTTCTGCTTTGCTTTTTCCTGTTGCTTTTGCACAGTATTCCAGCATCTCAAATTCAGTCTGGGTCATGCGGTAGCCCATGCTTTTTACACGAGGCTCAGACGCTTTTAGGGGTCGCCCCATTTTTGCTGACATCCGTTACTTAGTAAAATACCAAATAGCGAAACCTAAGAGGATCGTCCAAGCGATGCCAGATACGATCATCTCTTTGCGAGTATTTTTTTTAACAATTAACTCAGCGTGCTTGAACTTTTTATGATAAAGTACTTTGTTATCCATTGCATTTTATCCTTGCTTCTGCTAGAATATAACTAAACGGATAGGGAGCTTTCGCTCCGCTATCTCTAAAAGAGTTTGAAAGTGATTTTTACTATTACGAAATCGAGTGTCACCGTGATTTCTTTTAGTTCAAATCGCTTTTTTCTTTTGCGTTTAGCCATTCTTGGTATGCCCTTTCTACTAGATTTGTTAGGTTATCTCAACCTTACATACTAATTATACACTATTGTGTCACATATGTCAATAGTTTTGTGTCACATTTTTTATTTTTTTGGAAAATGTTTGCTATAATAATCACGAAAGGAGGTAAAATATGTATTTCTCAATACGTAAAGCTTCGAATGGTCAGTATTATTTCTTGATTAAATCAGACAATAACGAGACAGTGGCAACAAGCGAACTCTATCACTTTAAAGCAAGTGCCAAAGCGACCATTGAAGCAATTAAGAGCGGTATCAAACCTAACTCTTTTGTAATTGATTTGACAGAGAAATAAGCATAGCCGCAAGTTCTGTCAAATCATCAGCGTTCAACTCTGGATTGTTCCTAGCAATCTGGAGTTTTTTGATAATGTCATCCAATTCTTCCATCACATCTCCTTTCGTCGTTTTTCCCAACGCACCCATATTCAATTGTCAAAGGACACTGCAATCTAACACGATTGCGGATTAACTAACATTTTTCCAATACTCTTCTAAATCTATCCCACGCTGTACCCGTGCAATTTCAAGCGTTGTTTCCGCCTGTTTCACATTGGCACGCATGCCGATTTCTAATTCTTCTCTAGTCTTAGCCATATACAGACCGAATGGAGCTGTCTTATGGCTACCTACTGGATGCCCTTTCTTTTTGAGGGCTTCTAGCACATTTTGCAAGGTACGTCTGCCTAGCTTTGTCCGCTCCTGCACTTTTTCAAATTTGATAGGTTTGTCAAAGCGATACGGCAAGATAATATTCAGCACATTCGCTTCAACTGTTGTCAATTCTGTCATATTCCAAAATCCTTTCTACATCTCTCAAATGCTCTATATCTCTTGTCTTCCGATAGTTCTCAAATGATTTCAGCAAGAGTTCTATTTTCGATTCTTTCGTCATGTTGCGCTCTCCAACTCACGTTTCAACATAGCATTCTCATCCCTCAACCGCTGATTTTCAATACGGTATTCGTTCCGTTGTTCAGCGATTTCACGGACCATGTCATGCAATATTTGGTTTTCCTGCTCTAGTGAATAGAGCGGTCGAGGGATAGCAGGTTTTTCTTGTTTGAAAAAATTAGCCAACCATTTCTGCATATCTTTTCCACTCCTTATCCACTTGTTGAGCGTCTCTCTTTAGTCCGTTACGAGCTTTTTCAATATCACAGGTGCTCTGATACCCCATGCCTGCTTTAAAGCCGTACAGGTAATCTCTGCGCCGAATTTCTTCAAATTCTTCACACATCCGCTTTTTCTCAGCCTTCCGTTGCTCCACTACTGCCGCCGTCAAAATCGGCACAGCGAAAATTGATAATGTAAATATCGCTTCAGTCATATCAACTTCCAATTCACACGCATCCACTCAACCACGGCATCCCGTGGAAATCGTGGGTGCGAACCTTTCTTTTCAATTCTTGGAAAATCCTTTAGGTGTGATACCCTCTGGAATTCCGATTCATTCATGATTCCTAGCAACTTCTTGCATTGCTTACTGTTGAGTAGCAAAGGCATTGCTAGTTCTATGTTAAATACCTCGAAAACTTCCACCAATCTGACTTTCAGCTGACTGATAAATCGTGATATGAGGCTTTCAGCAATGTCATCCATCTTGTCAAACCTCGCTTTCGTGTGTTATAATTTAAGTGAATATTTTAGTAAGCCACTGTTCCCGCAGTGGTTTTTTGCATACCTCGTCCAATGTTATTCCTCTAGCTGTAAAATAGTTCATCAATGGTGATGTCTGGCTTAACCTCTGCGACAATGGTCTTGATTGCTTTCTTTTCCTTGTCATTGAATGGTGTTTTGCCTGTTTCTTTGTTGTTGTATGACTGCAAAGAAATATCTAGCTTGTCCGCCATAGCTTGCTGGGTTAGCCCTAACATGACCCGGTAGCCTTTGAGTTTGCTCATGCCGTTCTCCTTTCTAGTTTAGTCGGACCTCCTCGTGATATAATAAACACGGAAAGGAGGATAAGTTGTATGGACACTAAGCAATTTATTGAGGTTGTTAACGAGCAAATCGATAAAAACTTCAATGTGAACAATGAACTTGTGGAATATGTTATATCCGAACTAAACCAAATGAATACACAAATCACACAAGAACAAGCTCAGCACATTGTGAATATTATTGAGTATGCTTCAAAATCAACTTCAAAAAATACCGTTATCGCCATTACAAATACACTGCTTGAACTCGGTGTGCTAAAGGCTGACTAGCTATGTCATTAGCGTTCGTCAGATTTGTAATAATCTTTTTAGGATCTATCGTTAACTCGGTAGGTCCTTTTTGCATATACGGATACCGTTTTGGTCTCATGGTTTTCTCCTTTCTAGTTTGGTTGGTTTTGTTCAAATATACGTTTTAAAACGGATTGTTTGCCTAAAAAAATATCATCTTGATTAACACGGTACAGTTCAGCCAGTTGCGCAAGTAAATCAACCCTAATGTCCATGCTATCTCTTTCGTATTTCAAAAGCGTTTGCTGGTGGATGCCGACCATATCAGCTACCTCTTTCGCAGTAAGACCTGCATTGACACGCAATGCTTTCAAAGACCATTTCAATACCCCTCACCCCTTTCTAAATTCATCAAGGCTGACATCCAAAGCGTCAGCGATTTTAACAACATCCTCAAACTTCAGGGATTTCTTTCTACCCATTTTTAGATCAATTAGGCTATTTTTATTGATGCCTGCAAGCGTAGCAAGCTTATTTTTAGTCATATTTTTTTCTTTTAGCAGTTTTTCAATTTTTTCCCACATAATGTCCTCGCAATACCATATATAGTATCCGAAAAGTTATCCACAGCTACATATTGACTTTTCAACAATATTTTGCTATAATATTCTCATGAATAACCCAACATCTTTTATTCATGAAATCTTGATAGAAAGGAGAAGAATATGGCAAAAACTTGTAGACCGTCCAAGCCTGTTAGCAAAGCTGGCAAAACATTGGCGACTAGCAAGTCTGCTTCTGCAAAATCCAAAGCAGGTAAGACCTTAGCCAATCATAAGGAAGCTAAACATTAAATAGCTTCGGATTATCAATTAAAACTTGATGTAAGATTATAGAAAATCGCGTTACTAAATCTTCATCCTGTTCTTTGTATCCAGCTTCTTGCAACATGGCATGTGTTAATTCGTGGATTAGCACTTGCCTTTTTCTTTCCTCTGAAAGACTTTCTCGAACATAGATTATTTGTTGCTCGTAATCGCAGTATCCCCACAGATTCCGTTCATCGTCATATGCTTTGAAATGCTCCTGTACAATTACCGAATAGGTGATGCCACAAACTTTTATTTCCACCCTGCTTACCCCCTTTCTAAATTTGGTATAATATAATAAAAACGATTGGAGACAAAATATGTTATACTACATAATCTTACTTGCTGTTATTTCGCTATTCGCTTGGATAGAATACGATACTAAGAAATCGGATTACAAACAAGCAAAACTCCTAAACGAACAATTCGACGAATGGATAAAGTCTGATGCAAAATCTCAAAAACCGAGCAATGCGATTTTTGCCGAATTATACAAAAAACGCTACGGCAAAGAGGTTCACCCTCAGAACATCGTCCAACACAACGGATACGTCATTTCAACAAACCAAGTAGATGTAGTTGGAAGCTTTCCAAGTCTGAACAGGCATATACTAGCTCCTCAGATTGCTCTACTAGATAATTTGGAATCGTATTACGAAGCAGAATATTTTAAGATAAAATCTGTAAAAGCGATGACGCTCTATATTATTTCGTTGCCACTTCAACTCTTGAGATATATTGGAATAGACGATGCTAAAACTTCCAGTAGGTTATTTCAGCTTCTTATTTGGATTATCGGGCTATTCTTGCCCCCGTTGAAAGACTTACTTATCTCTTTTCTTAAGTTTCTCATGAGTTCTAAATGAACAAAAATCGTCAAGCCACTCCAAACTACCCGTGATAAGCATAACAAACATAATAGACTTCAGTACAAACCAAAACCAACCCTGTAGAAAAATATGTACAGCCAATAGAATGACCGCCCATATTATCAACCCTGCTAACTCTTCAGCAAGTTGTTCTATAGATTCTGCCATCTAACACTCCTTTCCGCCCTCACGAGCTTTTTATTCGGTCATTTCCTTGACCTTGACTATATTATAATCCGTTTTAAAACGGATGTCAAGTATAAAAACGAAAAAAAACGAATTTTTTTTGTATTTTCATTTTACAAAAACGATTTAAAACGGTATTATTATAGATAGAAAAGTAATCGGAGGTATTAAAAATGGCCAGAGGGCGAGGAAAAGCAACCCCGCATGACCTAGAAGCAATGCAACATGTTTCAGGTATGCTTCAAAGGTTACTTGCTGAAAACGACTTAAAACAATCTCATCTAGCGGACAGGTTAGAAATCCCAAGAAGTAGTTTTAATGAATATGTAAAAGGAACAGCTTTACCAAGACCTGGTAACGTCCAAAAAATCGCAGATTATTTTGGATTGAAGAAATCAGATATAGACCCACGGTTTAAATCCACAATCCCTTCTACCATCCCTAAAACCGTTTCTGACGACGTTTTGAGATTGGATAGGGATTTATATTCAAACAATCACAAAAGCTGGATACGGTACGGAAATGAGCTTCTAGATAAACAAAATACAGTAACAGACAGTAAGAATACAGTAAACGAACTGCAAGCAACCTACTACACCTACAACTACTACGACCAACCCGCTTCCGCTGGCACAGGTCAATATCTGAATGACGTAAAAGTCGAAACTATCGAATTACCTATAGAAGTGGACGCTGACTTCGTTGTCCCTATTTACGGAGACTCCATGGAACCAGAATACCACTCAGGCGATTATGTATTTGTCAAACTATCTGTGGATCTATCTGACGGCGACATCGGAGTATTTGCCTACAATGGAGAAGCCTATATCAAACAACTCCGCATCACAGACCAAGGCGCCTATCTTCACAGCCTTAACCCAGACTATGACAACATCCCAATCACAGCAGACACCGACTTCCGAACGATTGGAGAGGTTGTGGATGTGTATAGGGAGAGGTAAAAACCACAGTCAATGAAACTATGGTTAAGGAAGAATATTTTAATTTAGTTAATTGAAAGGAGAAACAGATGGCTAGCGGCAGAACAAATGACGAAATTGCGCTTTATGTCGCACAAACGATTACAGAATTAGAGGAGTATCTTCATCATTTGACTAAGAATGGTGATCCGGATGATGCTCGAGCAGACAAAATCAGTCAATGGGTTGAGTCTTGGACAAAATATTTGAAAATAGATAAAATCGTCAGAGATATGACTGCACAATCAGAATATCTTGAAAAATTGATTAACAAAATCAAAAATTTAAAAATGGGAAGTATTGCTCTTTTGAACCAAGTAACAACAATCAGCAAATTAAGACTGTTGGACCCAATTAACAAGAAATCTTTGCTGACAGATATAACCTTGTCTGCCGAAACTCTCGACATAATCGACGATGCACTCAAAAATATTTTATAATATCTGTTGACAAAAATAAGAACAAAGGTTACAATTGAATCATAAGGTCGCTAGACGACAAAATAAATGATCTCGTCCCTTGAGGACAATTTGAAACCTCTGTTCATCGAGCAGAGGTTTTTTCTATGAATTCTCCCTCAAAAAAACAAACAAAAACCCCCACACTTCCAACCGACTAAAGCGAAAGTGCAGGGTATCATGTACAGTAAAAAACCTGCTCTGCAGTAGGTCTCTTTACTATACCCATTTTATCAAAATAGAAAGGGTAAATCAATGGCATATTTTAGAAAAAGAGATAACGGTTGGGAATATCGTATCTCATATAAAGCCCCAGACGGCTCATACAAGCAGAAATCCAAGTCTGGGTTTAGGACTAAGTCTGAAGCTGTTCAGGCTGCATCCCAAGCTGAAATAGAGCTGTCTAGTGGCATTGTGGAAGACAAGAACATCACCCTTGCGGAATACTTTGAAAAATGGATGGAGGTCCATAAGAAGCCACACGTCGGACCAGAAACGTTTGGAAAGTATGAATACACCCTTAAGCTAATTACTAGATATTTCCATGAAACGAAACTTTCAAAAATAAACGCTACTTCATATCAAAACATTATAAACGAATTAGCAAAATGTTATGTGAAAGATAGTGTCAAAAGGTTCAATTCGCATATAAGGGCATCAATTAAAGTTGCTATCCATCAAGGGATTTTAAAAAAAGATTTTACCGAAATTGTCAAGATTTTCTCTGATGTCGAGTCCAAAAGAGAAGAAGACAAGTATTTAGAACTAGATGAATATGAACAATTAATCACAGATTATCGAAAGACAATCAAGTACCAGTCCCACTTCTTCCTGTACACTATCGGAAAAACTGGACTTCGTTTCTCGGAAGCAGCAGGCATTACAGAACCAATCATTGACCGCGAAAATATGTGTTTACGAATCCGCAGGACTTACAAGGTTTATGGAAAGCAGAAAGGTTGGGGACCTACTAAGAATCCGCAATCAGAACGAGATGTACCGTTTGATAGCGAGTGGTTGAAAGCATACGACGAGTACATGAAAGTTGGATATATAGACAATCCAGATAAAAGATTATTTACCAAATTGACTGGAACTGGCGAAAATAAAATTTTAAAGAAAAAAACACGTCAAACATTTAATGTACACGGCTTACGTCATACCTACGTTAGTTGGTTGATCTATCACGACGTGGACGTTGTGACCATTGCCAAGTTAGTAGGGCACAAGGATGCAACTGAAACGTTGAAAACATATTCGCACTTATTTAAGGCTAAACAAGAAGAATCATTCGACAAAGTCAGAAGTTTAATGGAAAAATTTGGGGCGAGTTTGGGGCAAGAAAGTTAAAAACCCTTGTGTTTCAAGGGTTTTCGTTGTGTCTCCATCTCCCCTGCAGGAATCGAACCTGCAACTAATTCTTAGGAGGAATTTGTTATATCCATTTAACTAAGGGAAGTCTGCTTCTCTATTGTACCCCAGAAGAGAGCAGATTGCAAGAGCAAGGTTATATAAGTTTTTTCAAATTTTTACAAAAAGCAGAACCTACTCTAAGATGAAACACAATTGTTTTTATGTATTTCTCTCATAATAGTCTCTAAAAGAAGTAATTCTAGAATGTACTTCGAAAGTTTGTCGTTTTTTATTCTTGACCTCTATTCCCCTTCCTTACGTCTCATTGAGACAGCCATTCCGAGTGAAACTAAGCCACCCAAGCTAATAAGAAGGGAGCCTAGGGCTTCTTGACCGGTATTTGGAAGTGTTTGATTTCCTGATGCTTTTTCAGCTTTCTTATTTGAAATAGGAGCCACACTTCCAGATGATGCCGGTTGCTCGTTTGCTTTCTGATTTGCTACACTATCGCCACCGTCGCTTGCTTTCTCAGGTGTTTTCGCATCAGTAGTTGTCCCAGCAGTATCTCCTTTTTCTTCTGCTTTGGGTTCTTCTACGTACTCCTCTACAAATGCTTTTCTACCTGTAATAGTTGCACTAATCGTTTGACCTGCTTTTTCTAAATCAGTCAAATACTCCACAAATACTTCTGTATCTGGATTGATAGCGCCAATCAGTTTAGCTTCTTTGAAAATCGAGAAACCATCCCCACCACCAAATAGGAAGTCGTTGATGACAAGTGTATAGGTTTCTGTCGGAACAATCTCTGTTCCATCTTCTTTGAAGGCTTTAACAACCTTGTAAGGATTTTCTTCCGTTGGATTATCTGCTTTCGTGTAGATATATTTAATTCCAGACATTTGAAGGAAATATTTTTCGCCTTCATCGTATTGTTGATTTAAGGCTGTATAAATCTGCTCACCTGTCATTTGAACGACTTGTAGGATATTCCCAAATGGTTGAACAGCTTGTGCTGCTCCCCAAGTAACTGTTCCATCCTCTTGGACCTTCAAATCTGCCCGAATCCCGCCATTGTTGGTCATTGCAAAGTCAACATTATAGCCTGATTTCTTAGCAATAGCTAATTGAGCCGATGTTACTAAATTGCCCACAGCACTTTCTTTAAATTCATTTACCTCGCGAGAAATATCTATCGCTTGACTAGCCGTACCAATTTTTTGCTCTGTTACTTTTTTAACAATGGCATTTGCTTCGTCTACAATCGCCTGAATTTCTGTACTTGGTGTTTTCTGCCCTGGTGCTACTGCAATAATTTTCGCAGTCGGAACATCTTTAAAGTCGGCAATATCTGTATCATAAACAGCTCTAACATCTGCATAAGCCTTACCTTGTGAGGTAGCTTGTACAATCAAGGTTTTGCCTGTTGTACCGTTTGTATAGACATGGTTATGACCGGCAAACACAAGGTCAACTGAGTGTTCAGGATAGATTTCATTTAGCTTAGCAATCATATCTGCAGCTTCACCAGCAGCCACACCATCCTTGCTTGTAGCTGGGACGTGAGCCAGTACAACTATCGCATTTACACCCTTTTCAGCTAACTCACGCGCATATTTAGCAATCGTCTCTGCCTCATTCAAAAAAGTATACTGCTCATAGTTTTTCTTCAAAACAAGATTAGGAATTTCTGTCGTAACTACACCAATAAAGCCAATATTTGCTTCTTTATCATTTACAGGAATAGTCTTAATAGCATACGGTTTCCAGCCATACGGAATTTCCCCCGTCTCTTTGTCAATAACGTTAGCGATAACCATCTCCTGTTTGGCTGCTTCATGAGTATAATTATCTACAATCTCATTAAACTGACCTTCTTTTGGAGCTTCACCAGTCATGATACGGTTATACTCATCAAGTCCCTCATCAAATTCATGGTTCCCCAAAGTACCGTATTCAACATCCATTTTGTTAAAGATTTTTACAGTTGGTTCATCTTGTAAAAGTCCAGAATTCGATGGACTTGCACCAACCATATCTCCGGCTTGAACACGGATAGACTCTGCAGGTGTTTCTGTTTCTGCTGCTGTTTCTTCAAATTCTGCTTGCGAATCATCCATGTAAGCATCAAGCAAGGCTGCAGTTCCTGCATTCCGAACTGTTTCCCCCTCCAATCGCGCTGTCCCTGTCGTATCAAGCGCACCATGGAAATCATTAACTCCCATAATTTGAACAGCTAATTCATCTGCTAAAACAGCCTGTGTTGTAATGACACTAAAACCAGCTACAAGAGCTAGTACACTGCTTTTCAACCGAATATTCTTTTTCAT